AGTTTTCTTGCCATACATCAAAACGCAATGCGAATTGATTAGAGGCTTGATTCATTTTGCGCTTAGTTGTGACGGTTTCCCATCCATCAGTGTTGAGCGTAACCTTGTTGTCATTCCATGCAACAATCTGTGTTTGGTGATATGTTACACCGCCGCTACTATCTTTGTTCCACCATGTAGTAGCGTAATTACTTAGTTTATCCATTCTAGGCATTTGTTCCTCCGTATAGTTTTTCTTCAGCCCAAAAAACAAAAGACTGTAGTTCGTCTCCCTCTGAAATATTGTTGTCACTTGCACATTGTTTAAGAGCCGATCTAGGTTCAAGATCCTCAAACATATCAAGTAAGGTTAAAGCTTCATCAAAAGCTTGTGAAAATCTACCGTCTGTCATTTAACAATCTTCCTCACTCATCCAACAAATTCCCCATGCAACATCATAAAGACCATCTTTGTTAGGTTGTTGATTCTTGAAATCTTCCCAATATTCTTGATCATCTTCATCTATGAAACTCTCAGGAAACACATCTTTCACGATTTTTTGAAACGTGGACTTGTCAGTATAAGGTTGTAACCATCCATTCCAACGACCATCAGACGGTTTATAAAAACCCTCATAAATGGGATCGTTCTCATCGTTGTACAATCCAAAGTTAGTTTTGATATAATCAGTATTAGATGCCTCTACTATTCTATAAGTGCCGTCATGGTATTCACCATTAGCCCAATCAAATAACATGGTTTCTAAATCAATTAGATGATCGCTCTGATAGTCGCTACGATCTAGGAAAAGATGAAACGGTTTATCAGAATTTTCATCGTGTAAAATATACAAGTGATTTTCAATGTAATCATTTGCTTTTGGAAAGTCTTGATCAGATGTTAAATAAACATAACCTTTTACAGTTCTGTCATGATCCCAACTTATCAAGTTATCTACGTAAACTTTTCTGAATGTTGTTATAGTCATTGTATACCTCTTTATTGTTATGCCCTCATTCTATAGAAGTGACACGCCGTGTCAACTAAATAATTATTTGTAATCTATCGCCGCTTGGTTTATGCTTATGACACGGTACAAGGTTCCTAGCCTGTGACTTTGTATGCCTCAATAACTAGCCCCTCTTTATGGGGGGCGCTTTTTGAAGGAAATCGATTTGAGTAGACGCAGTGTAAATACGGTGATTATGGAGAAAATCGTTGACCGCTTGGCATCAGGCGAGACGCTTGTTGACATCACAAAAGACAAGGCAATGCCGAGCTATAGAGCCGTTACAAGAGCCGTTGCAGCTGATGAAGATTTATGGGCGCTTTATCGCAAAGGGCGCATTCTCCAAGCTGAGTTTTATGCGGATAAAATCAATGGGCTTGCAATGGAACCATTGCCTGAGGGCGATGTGCGTTTTCTCAATGCTGAGGTAAACAGACGGCGTCTTGAGATTGACACACTGAAATGGACAACGGCTCGTAATCAGCCATTCGGAATACGTGACAAGAAAGAGGATCAACCGCAAGCTCAGACCTTCACGATTTCATGGAGCGGAGGTGACACCGCTATTAACGCACATGAGGATGAAGAGGTATTGCATTGAACGCACTAGCCAACATCCTGAGTGGCCGATCTACGCGCGTGAAGAGCAAAACGTTTTCGCATAATACATATTATGTTAACAAAACGCCGTATTTGCTGTAGTTTGCCGCATTTTTGGCGATACAGACCCCCCACCCTCCCAGAATCACCGCGCCTCTTCTTGCTACATAATATACCTGCGGAGCAGTTACCGTGCCACACACACTGACCCCAGACCAACACGCAATGCTAGGTCATCTCTCAGAGCTGCGGAGAAGCGTTGTAGAGGGCGAAAGCCATCGGGAGCAGTTTGAGGCTGCGGTATTGCTTATTGATCTGTACGAGGCTATCTTAGAGTTAAATGGCATATTGATATATGAAGATCAGGAGAGGATTGTTCGGCAGTGACGCATATAGAGATACCGTATCAGCCGCGTCCATTGCAGATGGAGTTGCACAATGAGATGCAAGAGAAGCGGTGGGGTGTTGTTGTATGTCATCGAAGGTTTGGAAAGACTGTCTGGGCGATCAATCATATATTGAGGCACTCTCTTCTTAGCAACAAGAGTAACCCAAGGTATGCGTATATGGCTCCTACGTATAGGCAAGCTAAGAATGTGGCTTGGGATTATCTGAAGCATTTTGCTGGTAAGATACCGAATGTGAAGTTTCATGAGACGGAGTTGCGGTGTGACTTGCCTACTGGTGCGAGGATTAGTTTGTTGGGTGCTGAGAACCCAGATAGTTTACGTGGGATATATTTGGATGGGTGTGTGATGGACGAGGTTGCTGACATGCCAGAGAGTGTGTTTCCAGAAGTATTGAGGCCGGCATTATCTGATAGGAAGGGATTTTGTATATTTGTGGGAACACCGAAGGGGCATAATGCTTTCTTTGATTTTTATGAACAGGCTGCATCGAGTGATGATTGGTTGTCTGCGGTGTACAAGGCGAGTGAGACAGGGATATTGGATGACGAGGAGTTGGATGCTGCTCGTGCTATGATGTCTGTGGATCAGTATGCTCAGGAGTTTGAGTGTAGTTGGAACGCGAATGTGCCTGGTGCTATATATGGCAAGGAGTTGGAAGAGGCTACGATAGGGGGTCGTATTACGAATGTGCCGTATGATCCTAGTCACAAGGTAGATACCTGGTGGGATTTAGGTGTTGGGGATAGTACGGCGATTTGGTTTACTCAGAATGTGGGTCGTGCTGTTCATGTGATAGATTATTATGAGAATAGGAATGAGGGGTTGCCGCATTATTGCCAGCTTCTTAATTCTAAGCAGTATTTATATGGAACGCATAATGCACCGCATGATATAGAGGTGCGTGAGTTGGGGAGTGGTAAGAGTAGACGAGAGGTTGCGTGGGATCTGGGTTTGAATTTTAGGGTTGTTCCTAAGCTTCCTGTTGAGGATGGGATACATGCGGCTCAGATGCTGATACCAAGGCTTTGGTTTGATCGTGATAAATGTAAGCAAGGGTTGGAGTGTTTGCGGCAGTATCATAGGGCGTATAACGATAGAACGCGGACGTATCGAGCTACCCCGGTGCATGACTGGTCAAGTCACTCAGCCGATGCGTTTCGATACCTTGCGGTGGGTTTAAGAGAGAGTGGGCCAAGTCATAAAGCCCCACAAGTACAAGCGGTGATGGATTATGACCCATTTGCAGCTTAATACGAAAGAATATTGCGTAGCGCAGATTTCAGACGTGCCAGAGGTGGTTGAGTTGTGTGCGAGGTTTCATAAAGAGAGTTGGCAGGTGTTTGCGGACTTTGATTATGATAAAATGACGAGTTGGATTGTTGAGAAGGTGCGAAATGAAGAGGATCAAATCTTCTTGGCAAAAAAGCACGGAGAGGTCATAGGTGTGTTAATTGGGATGATTTTTTCGTTTCCGTATAGTAACACACTAGTCGGGGGCGATTATATCTGGTATGTTGTACCTCAAGAGCGCGGTGGAATAGCTGGTGTTAGGCTTATGAAGATGTTTGAAGCGTGGGCTAAAGAGAATGGTGCAGTTCGTGTTATGACAGGTGCAACGTCTGGTATTGCGTCAAACAGGGCTGCTAGGTTAATGATGCGTCTAGGCTTTGAGCCTATGGGTTCGTTTATGCAGAAGGAGATATAGTATGGGTAGTTTGTGCGGCAGTAGAAGAAGCCCCGGTGCAAGACCACCTGGAACAAAAAAAAGTAGTTTACGAAAAATTACTGATGATGTGTTGATGGATACTGGTCTAAAGCAAAAAGACGCTGATTACTTCTCTCGATTGCCAGAACGCCAGAGAAGAAGTCAGGAAGCATTGGCTGCTATGCGTGATCGGCGTAGAAAGCGTAATGATGATAAAGTTACTACGACTACTGACACCACAACAGACACAACAGATACAACTACTGATACAGATACTGATACAACTGCAACAACAACTACGACAGCAACTACCCCCACTCCCCCACCACCACCCCCACCCTTTACAGAAACGGTAGATACAGGTGCGGATACAACATATAAGGGTGGAGATGTAAGTGTTGGCGATGTGATTGATAACCGTGTTGTAACGAGTGAAACGGAGGCTGACGCTATTGAAAGCACCGGGAAAGGTAGAGTTTCAACGATTGCAACAAGTCCTAGAGGGTTGCTTGGAATTGGTAGACCCGGGCAAACAAGGCGCAGGCGCTCTTTAATGGGCGGTGGTTTAATCAGATGATTATGTATCGTAGAAACATTGCTGGTGAGATGGGTGCAAAGTCGGCGCAACCTGCGAAGCGGCGTGTGGATATGACGGTTGATCCTTTAGAGCGTCTTAATCAAAAGATGGCTGGTAGAACGCAAGGTGGTTCTACAGAAGGGTTGGCAACGACTAACAAGAAGAAAAAACGTTCTCTTATGAATAACTATGGAATGATGTAATGCCACAGATCTTACCGTTGATAGCGCAACTTGATAGACGTTATAAATCTTTGCAAAGCTCACGCTCTAATTGGGAACGTCATTGGCAAGAGTTAGCTGATTTTATGTTGCCGCGTAAAGCAGACATAACCAAGAAAAGAACGCAAGGTGATAAACGTACAGAGTTAATCTATGACGGCACAGCGATCCATGCTGTTGAGCTTTTATCGTCTAGCTTGCATGGTATGCTTACATCTCCTAGCACCCCTTGGTTTTCTATGCGGTATCGAGATCCCTCATTACAAAATGACGATATGGCAAATGAGTGGTTGGAATTGTGCCTTGATCAAATGTACCAGGCTTTTAACAGATCGAACTTTCAGCAAGAGATACATGAGCTTTATTATGATCTTGTAGTGTTTGGCACTGCTGCTTTTTATGTTGAAGGTGATAAAGAGGGTTTGCGGTTTTCATGTAGGCATATTGCAGAGATTACGGTAGCAGAAGATGCCAATGGTAAAGTAGATACAATATATAGAAAGTTTAAGATTTCTGCTCGTGCTGCGGCGCAGCGCTTTGGTGAGGAAACTCTACCAGCACAAATGGCAAAAGATTTTAAAAATGAGCCACACAAAGAGCATGAGATAATTCATGCGATATATCCGCGTGGAGAAACAAAAGGTCGTAAGGCACAGAACAAGGCAATAGCGTCTGTTTATTATCATGCAGACACTAGACAGTTATTGTCTGAAGGTGGCTTTGATGATTTTCCGTTTATGGTTCCGCGTTTCGTAAAAGATAGCGTAAGTACGTATGGCAGAAGTCCAGCAATGAACGCACTGCCAGATGTAAAGATGCTAAACAAAATGTCAGAAATAACAATCAGGGCAAGTCAGAAACAAGTTGACCCACCTCTGATGGTTCCAGATGACGGATTTATGTTGCCTGTACGTACAACACCGGGTGCGTTGAATTTTTACAGAACAGGTACAAGAGATAGGCTAGAGCCTCTTAATATTGGAGCAAACAATCCTCTCGGTTTAAACATGGAAGAGCAAAGACGTAATGCAATACGTCAGGCTTTCTATGTGGATCAGTTGTTGATGTCGCAAGGGCCAGCGATGACAGCGACTGAAGTGTTGCAGCGAAACGAGGAAAAGATGCGGCTATTAGGACCAGTTCTCGGTAGGCTCCAGTCCGAATTGCTCCAGCCCCTTATCTCCAGATCTTTTGCGCTGCTGCTCAGGAACGGACTCCTCCCAGCCGCGCCTGAGCAACTACAAGGCCAAGACATTGATATTGAGTATGTCTCACCGCTTGCTAAGGCTCAGAGGCTTACAGATCTACAGTCAATGTTGCGTGGCTTTGAGGTAATGATGCAGGTAGCAGAGATTGCGCCTGTGATGGATTATCTCGATGATGATAAGCTTGTGCAGTATCTTGTAGAGGTAACAGGTATTCCGGCACGAGTTATCAGAAGCAATGAAGAGGTACGGCGCTTGCGCGAAGAAAAAGCAGAGCAAGAAGCGGCGCAGCAAGAAATGCAGCAACAAATGATGCAAGCGGAGACCGCGCAAAAAGTAGCGCCACTTATTAAAGCAGCAGGGGCTGTTGAATAATGAAAGAGATAGAAGAGTTAAAATTGACTTATAGACGCACGTTCAACACAGAGGACGGCGAAAGAGTGTTGAGTGATCTCAAGTCTAGATTTGGATTTGAGGCAACCACGTTTACTGGCGATCCATACCAAACTGCATTTAACGAAGGACAACGAGCAGCACTGCTGCTGATCGTCAGGATGTTGTCCGAAGGGAAGGAACCGCAATGAGCGAAGAGGCAATCCAAGATACTGGATCTCAAGAAGCTGCACCAGAAGCTGTTGTAGCACAAGCTGCACCAGAAACCGCACCAGTTGGCTTTTTAGAAAGCTTACCAGAAGAGCTACGCAATGAACCATCACTACGTAACTTTACTGACCCTGGTGCACTAGCGAAAAGCTATGTACATGCACAACGCATGATTGGAGCCGACAAGGTAGCCATACCTGGTAAATCTGCAACGCCAGAAGAATGGCGTGAGGTGTTTACAAAACTTGGCGCACCACAAGAAGCAAATGCCTATGAGTTTGCAGAAAGTGAAGTTTCAGTAAGTGATGATCTAATTGGGAACTTTCGTGAACGTGCATTGACTGCTGGTCTTACAAATGCACAAGCAAATGAAATGATGGGTTTTGTCAGAGATACAATCAGTGGCTTGGAAACTGATATGACTGAGACCACAGAGAAAGCTTTGCATGAAGGTGAGCAAGAATTACGTCAGGAGTTTGGTCAAGCGTTTGACCAGAGACTTGAGCTTGCACAAATGGCAGCAAGAGATTTGCTTGGTGATACAGAAATATTTGATAATATCATTTTATCTGACGGGCGAATGTTAGGGGATCATCCAATGGTTGTAAAGATGTTTTCGCAGTTAGCGGAACAGATTGGAGAAGATAACCTTGAAGGCGCACCATCAGAGCTTATAATGACACCACAAGAGGCTCAACGTCAAATTTCAGAGATGACTAGACGTGATGGGCCATACTGGGATAAGATGCACCCAGAGCATGACACTTACATTCAAGAAGTGTTACGTCTCAGGGAGTATGTTTAGTGGATAACCGCAAGGCCCACGAGAAAGCTTGTAGACAAGCGGAATAGCTGCCCTAAGCAGTAGCATTGGCCCCTCTGGGATAACCAGGCGAAGCAAACCCGAAACTGAAACTGTAAAGGAGAGACGTAATGTCAACCCAAATTACTACAGCTTTTGTCAATCAGTTTTCTTCAAACGTCCAAATGCTATCGCAGCAAATGGGTTCTCTATTGCGTACAGCGGTAGATTCAGAAAGCGTGAATGGCGAAAAAGCTTTTTTTGACCAAGTGGGTGCAGCATCTGCTGTCCTACGTACTTCACGCCATGCGGATACGCCGTTGGTGGAAACACCACACAGCAGACGTATGGTAACAATGTCAGACTATGAGTACGCTGACTTGATCGACGATCAGGACAAAGTGCGTTTACTTGTTGATCCGACTTCAACCTACAGCCGTGCAGCAGCAGCAGCTATGGGTCGTGCTATGGATGATGTAATCATCACAGCAGCTCTTGGTACTGCAAACACTGGTAAAGACGGTAGCACTTCTACAGCGCTTCCATCAGGCCAGAAAATTGCTCATGGTTCTGCTGGTTTGACTATTGCCAAACTAGTAAGCGCTAAAGAGTTACTTGATGCAGCAAGTGTTGATCCGTCAATACCACGTTACATCGTTGTATCTCCAAAGCAAATCAGTGATTTGTTGAACAACACAACCGTGACTTCAAGTGATTTCAATACCGTAAAAGCTTTGGCTCAAGGTGAAATCAACTCGTTTGTGGGCTTTCAATTCATCGTATCTAACCGTCTAAACACAGACAGTAACAGTGACCGTCAGGTTATTGCGTTTGCGTCAGATGGTATTAAGCTTGCTGTTGGTAAAGAACCAGCCGCACGTATTGATGAACGAGCCGACAAGTCATATTCAACGCAAGTCTACTACTGTCAGTCTATCGGTGCTACACGCATGGAAGAAGAAAAAGTAGTAGAAATTGCTTGTAACGAGTAAGGAGACTGAAAAATGGCTACTGTTTATTCGACACAACGCACTAATTCACGAGCAACTCCAGCCGTGATGAACAAAGCAAATGAGCTAGGTGGACGTATCCGCGTTGCTCATGGCACATACGAAGCATCTTCATTAGCGTCTGGTGACGTTATTGAAATGTTTATTCTTCCAGATGGCGCAAGATTGCTAGAAGGATCACTTGCACATGATGCAATGGGTTCATCTACAACTTTGTCAGTTGGCTATGCTGCACACACAGACGCTGACGGTTCTGCCGTATCTGCATCTGCTGCTGCATATAAGGCTGCTGCTGCGTCTACATCTGCACAGAAGGTAGACATTCTTGCTACTTTGGCTCTTGGCTCAGGCACAGAGACAAATACCAATGAAGATGGTGTTGCTATTACAGTTACTATGGGCGGCGCTGCTGGTACTGGTACTGTAGAGCTAACCATTAAGTATGTGGTTGACTAACTAGGATGGGGCGGTTCGCCGCCCCTTCTTTTATATGGAGACAGTTGATGGCAAGTACGGTTGATATAGCTAACTACGCACTTAATCTTTTAGGAGCGTCAAACATTTCTAGCTTTTCTGAAAACAGTAAAGCGGCTCGTGTTGTTAATCAGTTTTACGAAGGAACGAGAGATGCGGTGTTTAGATCACACCCTTGGAATTGTTTGATTGTCAGAGCAGAGCTTGCACAAGATAGCACTGCACCTAACTTTGGATATACATATCAGTATGCACTTCCAGCAGATCCATTTTGTTTACGAGTTTTAGAGTTCAGCAATGGCTCTCTGTCATATCCACAAGACAATATGACAAACAATTCTGGTGGTCCTGTGTTTGCAATAGAGGGCAGAAAGCTAGTGACTGATGAAGGCACAGCAAAGATAAAGTACATTGCAAAGATTACAGATCCACAGCAATACGATCCAAGTCTCATACAAGCGTTGTCTGCTCGATTAGCGTCTAACATTGCATATGCAATCACAGGCTCTAACAGCGTTGTACAGACGATGTACGCCAAGTATGAAGCTGAGGTCAAGGAAGCACGGTTCAACGATGCTACAGAGAGCGCTACACAGCGTCTGGAAGCAAGTGACTTGATTGAGAGTAGGTTCTAGGAATGGCAAGAAGCGCACCTGCCCTAAGTTCTTTTACCGCTGGTGAGATAAGCCCTAGACTAGAGGGCAGAACGAATATTGAAAAATATCGTGAAGGATTATCAGATCTTACGAACATGGTGGTGATGCCGCACGGTGGTGCAACAAGACGCCCCGGCACTGAGTATTTAGGTGAGGTGAAGAGTAGCTCAGTTAAAACACGGCTTATTCCGTTTCAGTTTAAAACAAGTGATACGTATATTCTTGAGTTTGGTAATCAGATTATGAGAGTGTTTCGTAATGATCTACAGGTCTTAAACTCTTCCGCAAAAACAATTACTGCCGCAACAAAGGCAAACCCCGGTGTATTCACAAGCAACAGTCACGGTTTCAGCAACGGTGACGAAGTTTTTGTTGATAGCTTAGGAGGTATGACAGAGGTAAATGGTAGGAATTATTTAGTAGCAAATTCAAGCACTAACACTTTTTCTTTGCAAGATCTATTTGGAAATGACATAAATACTACCAGCTTTACAACTTATACATCTGGCGGCACTGCAACAGAAATCTTTGAAGTTGCAACGCCGTATTCTGAGGCTGACTTATTTGATATTAGATTTGCTCAATCTGCGGATACAATGTATCTTGTGCATCCATCATATGATATACGCACCTTAACAAGATCGGATCACAATAATTGGACATTCGCTACACTTTCTATTACTGGATCTCCCTCACCAGGATTAAGTGGATCGGATGATAGGCCAAGTTGCGTTTCGTTTTTTGAGCAAAGACTTGTATTCGCAGGTACAAATAATAATCCGCAAAGTATCTGGTTTAGCAAAAACGGGAATTATACAAACTTCACAGTAGGTACTGCTTCTGACGATGCGTTGATCTACACCATTGCGTCAAATCAAGTAAATGCTATTCGTTATCTCTCTGCAACAAGAGTGCTCACGATTGGTACGTCTGGCGGTGAATATGTGCTTACGTCAACAAATGATGGGCCGATAACACCTACAACAACATTAATACGCAAGTATTCTAACTATGGATCAGCGCCAATTGACCCTGTACAAGTTGCTGATGTTACGTTGTTTGTGCAACGTGGCGCACGTAAAGTTAGAGAGTTTAAGTTTGTTGGTAATGTTAATACTGGTGGGTATTCTGCCCCTGATATGACGATACTTGCAGAGCATATCACAGATGGCGGTCTTACACAGTTTGCGTATCAACAAGAGCCAGATAGTGTTGTGTGGGCTACAAGAGCAGACGGTACGCTTTTAGGAATGACATATAGACGTGAAGAAGAGGTTGTTGCTTGGCATAAGCATGTAATCGGCGGTGCTTTTAGCGGTGGTCAAGCTGTGGTAGAAAGCATTGCAACATTGCCGTCTGATAGTGGTGAAGATGAATTGTACATGATTGTGAAGCGCACAATCAACAGTGTAACAAAAAGATACGTTGAGAAACTTAAATTGTTTGACTTTGGCGCAAATACAACAAGTGCTTTCTTTGTGGATAGCGGATTATCGTATAGTGGCAGTGCAATCAATAGTTTGTCTGGCTTGCATCACTTGCCAGGTGAAAGTGTATCTGTGTTGGCTAATGGTGCAAGCCATCCTGATAAAACCGTTGCATCTGGAAGCATTTCGCTTGATTTCTCTGCAACAAGTGCGTCTGTGGGCTTTGGATTTACAAGCAATTTAGAAACATTGCGTATTGAAAGCGGCTCTGTTGATGGCACAAGTCAGGGCAAACCAAAGCGTATTCATGCAATTACGTTGAGATTGTTTGAAACAGTTGGTGTAGAAGTTGGTAATGGTGCATCTGACTTAGACCGTATACCATTTAGGGATAGTTCTATGGGTATGGATACTGCCATACCATTGTTCACAGGAGATAAAGAGATAGAGTTTCCTGGTGGGTTTGAAGATGATGACCGTATTTTTGTGAGGCAAACGCAACCACTACCATTGACGGTATTGGCGTTGTTCCCACGCATGAATACATTTGATTTGTGAGGTAGATTATGGGCGCTGTTTGCACAGGAATACAAGTTTTTACAGGATTGACTGGCGCTATCAAACAGAAAAATGCGTCTGATAAAGCTGCTGAGAAAGCGCAAGCAGCGGCAAACTTCAATGCAGAGATGATTGAGCGCGATATTGGTTTGCTTGAAAGACAACGCGGTATTATCAATGCGCAGTTTGGAATTGATAAAGTAAGAAATCGTAGGGCGTTTGAAAGGGAAATACAAAGTGAAGTAAGAGCAAATACAGGATACGCTGGTTTTGATATGCACATGGGCACACCTCTTACTACTCTAAGAATAAATGCCAGAGAGTTTGACTATCAAGCGGCTGTTAATGAGTTTAACAATGAAATGACAAATATGCAGATAAGTGATGCTCAAGAAGAGGCACGTCTTAATGCTGAGTTAGCACGTATGGAGGGTAGCGGCGCTGCTGCTAGTTTACGTGCTCAAGGTACTGCGTCTTTAATAAGTGGATTAGGTCAAGTAGCAGGTCTTGGCTATCAACGCGGAATATTCGGTTCTGGTCCACAATATTCTACAAGAGCGTCAGGATCTAACTTTACAACTAGCCCACGCCCAATGCCACGTCCTTTGTTGAGGTAAGAACATGAGAATACCAGTATATCGAGCAGAAGGAAGAGTAAGCACAGACATGCCAGGGCGTCCTATACGTGCAAGGCGAAGTGTGGCTAGAGAAGCTGAACAGGAGTTGGCAAAGGCTGCACCAGCAAAAGCTGCGTTGGCTGCAATCGGTGAATACGCTGAAACACGCTACAAGATGGAAACAAAGAACAATCTTGATAATGCGTTGTTAGATGCACAAGAGGCGTTGCGTGAAAGACGTGAAGAGCTTGCCAAGTCAGATCTGTATGGCAATGTTCTTGATGGTGATGATCCAATATGGACGCGAGAGACAAGTAAACTACAGCGTGAGTTATCTGAAAAAGTAGGGCGTGATAGATATGCACAGCAACAGTTTCAGTCACAGTTTCGTCAGTTAGAGATACAGAATAGATTTGCGTTACGCGGTGACATTGATCGCCGTGTTGAGATTGCCTCTCTGCAAAACAGAGAAAGAAAACTAACAGACGTTGAAAACCAAATAGCAAATGGTCAGGATCTCAGTGTCATATCTATGGCATTGCAAGGTGTTGTAAACGATACACAGAAAATGGCGCAGATAAAGGCTGGTGATCTTAGCAGTCTTACAAAACAACAATACGCTATGATTTACAACGGTACGATACGTGCGCTTACAAGGTATGCAGATAGCGCAACGAGTGGTGTACTTGCGATAGATGAAATGCGCCGTGCGCTACGTGATAGCTTGCCAAGTGACTTTTATGGTCCAGAAAAAGAGGAAAAGCCTGTTGGAGAGGAAGCACTTTCATCCTCTGGCGGTGCGTATGTTTATGGCTTGATGAAAATGTTAAGCCCAGAAGATCAGGCAAAGATGCTGAAAGCTGTAGGTGGTTTGCAAACTTTCTTTGAAGGTCCAACCATTGCAGAGCAAAAAGCACAAGATCTTGCAGAAATTCATAGAAGTGAATTATCGTCATCAATAAGTGTTTATACTGACAATTTGCCAACGCAAACTTTACCTGAAGAAACAATTACAAAATTAGAAACATCTGTAGCAAGCATACTGCCAAAAATAGAACCCGAAAAGGGGGCTAAAATGGTAGAAGATCTTAACGATCTTAAGCAGCTCAACTCCTTAAAGATTGGTTTAGGGCGAGAAGCTACATTAAAAAATATAGACGCTTATGTTGATTTCTACGCAAAAGGAGTGCAAGGGCGTGGTGGCGAAGGTATTGACACGAAGTTTGAAGAAAAAGCATTGAAAATGGCGGTTGATTTGCGAGACGCCATAACAACGCAACTTGACGTAAAAGGTGACGCTATCGCTTTTGCTGAGGCAAATAAGATGGACACCGTAAATATAGAACCTGTGGATTTATCTATTGAAGCTATAAACACAGGTCAAAGTGGTTTGGAAAAAAGAATAGAGGCTGGTAAAAAAATTAAGGATTTAAACGGACTTAACTATACGCCAATACTCTCTCAAGCAGAAGCAGATATAATGATACAAAGCATTGAAGGTGTTGAGGCGTCTGATGCGGTTGCGTATTTACAGCGCATGAAATTGTTTCTTGCGCCAATGGATAGAGCATTTCTCTTTGAAAGTTTGAGGCGCAAAGGATTATCAAAAGAATATGTACAAGCGATGTTTATTGATGATTTTAAGATTGCTGGTGACTTAGTTGCTACTAAAAATTTAGAGTTAGCAGAACTCAAAAAAGGTTTGCCGTCTATTAAAACATCAGGCACTACAGGTGTTACACAAACACTTAACAATCTGCCTTTATTTGAAGATTATGCTGCTGCATACGTAACAGGTGGTGACGGTGCAGCTTCTATAAAACTGCTCAATGAGCAACGTGATATGGCAGAAAAACTTGCTTTTTATTATGTAAAAACACAAGATATGGAAGTGGCTGACGCTGTAGAAAAAGCAGTAGAAAGTATTTTCCCCGGTGATGTTTTGGTTGGCAGAAATGAAAACCTTATTGTGCCAAAAGGATTTAAGTCAGAGAATGTTTCAACATCTTTGCAAACACTCGTTAAGCCAAATGTATTAGACCAATTTGATATTGTGCCATTATCAGACCCAAGATATGAGGGCTTTCAAAATCTTGCTGTTAGTCAACAAGCATTAATAAACAACGGTAAGTGGCTTAACAACGGCACTGGTGACGGTGTTATATTGCATTACAACTTAGAGGGTACGTTTATACCTGTTCTTATAGGCGATGGAACACAAGCTTTCGAGCTTATGTTTAAAGATTTAGAAAAAATGGATTTGTTGGCTCTTATGGCAAACAAAGAAAAGCTTACACTAAAAACAATACAAGAAAACTTTGCTATTGGATACAAAAGTAGACCTACACAATACACTGGCACAGGAACGTTAATTGTAGAACCAACACAAACGGATATGCCTGGGTTGGGTGATTTAGATGCAGAAGCAAAAAAACGAATAGATGAAGCGCAACAGCAGTATTTTCAGCAATAAAGGTAACTAATGCGTCCACGTCCGTTAAATCAAGATAGTGCAGTAGTCAGGGCTACCGGGTTTGCTGATTTAAGTATTTCGGCTGGGCAAGTATTTAAGCAAGCACTTGAAGCTCCCACCGTGGGCAACTTACTGTCTCAATCGTACAAAACATCTAACAGTTTATATAACAACGCGACAGAAGAAGAAAAAGAAGAGTTTAGAGAGCAACAAAGACAACGTGATTTACGAAAGTCAGGGCTTGAAGCGCAGTTACGTATTGAAACAGATCCTATTAAAAGAGAGCAGCTTCTTGGTGAAATAGATCAGCTATACAAAGAAAAAGAAACACAACGCGATTATTACTCTCAGAAAATGATTGAGGATGGTAGGTTAATTACTGCCGAAGCGTTAAACGAAGAATACGGTGATTTCTATACGTTTGAAAAACCAGAGTCACGAGAAGTGGCAGAAATGCTTGTTAAGAATGTACGAGAGGAGCTTGTACGCAATGCAATACTTGAAAAGGGTTTAGATGGTGTTGCTGGTTACACGGCGCTTTTAAGCGGCGCTTTGCTTGCGGCTGCAACAGATCCTATAGAGCTTGGCGCAGCATTTATACCGTATTTTGGGCAAGCAAGACGTGCGGCTACTGTTGCTCGATTTGGCAAAGTTAAAGGGCGTACTGCTATAGGTGCTGCGGAAGGTCTTGCCGGATCTCTAGTAACAGAACCTTTGTACTATGGATTATCTCAACAACTACAGCTTGATTATAGCATGGGCGAGGCGTTGCTGAATGTTGGCGTAGGCACATTGCTTGGATCTGGCATTGGTACTATTGCTGGTCTTACTGCTAGACGGATAGATATAAAAGAAGTTGCTCGTGATAGTGGTGTGCCAGATGACATATTTCCTGAGCAACAACGTATAAGTGAGGCAGATGCAGTTGCAGAAACACAGCGTAGAAATAAAAACACATACAAAAACAATGGTGTGTTTGGAGGGCAACGGATTGGAAATGTTGTTTTAAGACAATTTGTAAACGACAATGAAATAGACGTGTCTCCTGTTATGCCGAGGTACGCAAAACGTCCACAAACTCTAGTAGAGTTTATAAAGGATCGTGGTGGTATAAATGATGATAAAGGACCATTGAAAGGAAAATTAAGTAAACAAGGTATAAAAGCTCGTACTGGATACGTTACAAAAAAAGGAAGTCGCGTTTCTTTTTTAAGTAACAAAGATTCTGATTTAGATTTAGTTGAAGCAACGGAAATAGCTTTTGATGGCGGTTATCTCGGCAATAATAATGTAAACGAATTTTTACAAAGAATAGATGAAGATTTAAATGGTGATTATACTTTTTCATTAGCAGATCAGGAACAAGGAGATTTGTGGAGAAAATATCATCAGGGAAAAAATGATTTTGAAAAAGAAACAGAAGCTCGTAATTTAATCCGGCAACAAATAAAAGATACGACTGGACGCGATTTAACAGACACTGAGGTTGCTATACTTTCAGATGAAATAAACCGCACTGGTGTAGATTTAGAAGATGCCGCGAAATCTGTACAAATTAAGTTAGATAATTTTCAAGCACAAATGCTTGCGAGAAACGGTCAATCAATATCAAACGATGTAGGTGCAGATGTAAACTCGGCAGAACGATTTGACGAATTGTTGCCGCAAGTGCAAGATGAATTTGAGTTTGATGCGGAGTTAGAGCAAAATGAAGCAATTATAAGACAGTATGAGGAAAACGGCGATTTAGACGCAGAAGATCTCAAAGAGCTTGAAGAGATACGTCAGATAGAAGAAAAAGCTGAGGCATATCAAGACCTTACGAGAATGGCAGCTATTTGTACGGCGAGGGCGTAATGGCAGATTGTTTAAAACTTATAGATGACGCAAACAATGGTAGGCTTACAGACCAAGAGCTATCTGATATTATTGAGGATTTGCAATCTGCTAAAAATGCACAGAGAGCCGCAAGTAAGTTAGAGTCCGTAGAAGAAAGCATATTTGAGCGTGGTGCGTATCTTGTAAAAGAAGCAGAGCTTGCTGCTAAGATAGAAAAACGCAATCGTTACATAAACATTTTACGCGAAAAGAATTTGCTTGAACTAGCAGATCGAGCAGACAAAGCTGTAAACGATCCGTCATTAGGATTAGAAGCGGCGTTGGTTGGTGTAAATGCTGGGTTTGAAGGTGCTCTTAGATCTGTTGACAGCCTTATGAACTCACTAGGCGGTCAATATTTTGGTGGCATGATTGCTGACTTAAAAAAAGCAAAGTTGCTTACTGACTTTAATACTATGCGTAAAGATTTAGAAATTGAGGTATCAAGGGCATTGGCAAATCTTAATAAAAAAGTGCCAGAGACAGATATTGATGCAAGCCCGAAGGCACAGAAAATTGCAAAGATTATGTTTAAATATCAGCGTACAGCTTTGCACAGAGAAAACAAAGCTGGTGCGTTTATACGATTAAAAGAAGGTCGTGTTGTTAGAGCAAGCCATGATCCAAGCAAACTTACTAAAGTAGGTAAAGATGCGTGGGTTGATTATATGTCAGAGGGTGGACGTATAAATTGGTCTAAAACAGCTAATGGTGATTTTGCAAATGCAGATGATGCAGCAAAACGTGGTTTTTTAGAAAGATCTTATCAGGCTATTGTTACTGGAAATCGTATAGGCAGCGATAAAACAGAATTATCAAAAGCTTTTACAGGATCAAAAAACCTAGCAAAAGCAAGAAGCGAAAGTGCTGTGTTTACTTTTAAAGATGCAGACACTTGGTATGAGTACGATCAGCAATTTGGGCGTGGTTCATTACGTGAGGCTTTTGTGCAAGATCTCCAAGGTTCTATGAGATCTATTGCTTTACTAGAGCAGTTTGGCACAAATCCAGAAGAACTTTTTAAAAGAGTACAGAAAAAACTTTTAGATAAACACCAAAACGACTTAAAAAAATCACAAAGATTACAGCGTAAAAACTCAATATTAAATTTTAATGCAATGCTTGATGAGGTTACAGGTGACGTAAACATTGGATCGCACACTAAGTTAGCTCGTTATTTGCACTTTTACAGAGCAATACAAACAATGGCAAAACTAGGTGGCGCTGCTGTGTCTGCTTTTTCTGATGTAGCGTTTATGGCATCAAATCGTATGTATCAGGGTCGTAGTCTTATGGACGCTTGGGGTGATAGCTTTGGTGCTTTGTTTAGAGGCATGAACCAAGGTGAAATGCGTGAGTTTGCAGATAGACTTGGGGTTGGCTTAGAAAGTCAGTTAGGTGATTTTATGTCACGGTTCAATGCCTCCGATGATATACCAGGCAATACATCAAAACTGCTAAACAAATTTTTTAAGCTAAATTTATTACAGCCTTGGACAGAAGCTAACAAGCGTGGTGTTACGCTTATGATCGCCAATGATCTAGGCAGAGAGGCTAGTAAGACTTTTGACAATCTTGCGCCTGATTTACAGCGGTTGCTGAGTATCTATGGCATAGATGCGGTCAAATGGAACGCGGTACGCAAGGGTGTTAAAAAGGGGCCAGATGGTAGAGATTACATTGTGCCCGGTGAAATACCAGACGAAAGTGTAAGAGAAAATATGTTTAACTTGCTTACAAACGAAGCAGAGTTTTCCGTACCATCTCCCGGCGCAAGAGAACGTGCAATACTACGACAAGGGTATAGACCCGGTACTTTTGCTGGTGAAGCAATACGTTTTGTAGGTCAATTCAAGTCTTTTGGTGTGTTAGGTATTACTAAGAATATCGGACGTCATGCGTATGGCACAGGTGCTAAGAACAAACGTGAGATTTTTGCTAGAGGTGTAGGTGGAAATCTCGGCTTAATAAATACCATAGTTGGCACAACGGTTATGGGTTACTTTGTTATGCAAGCCAAAGAGGTTATGAAGGGCAGAGAGCCTAGACCAGCTTCACCAGAAACATTCTTAGCTGCTGCATTGCAAGGCGGTGGGCTTGGTATATACGGCGATTTCTTGTTTGGTCGCGCAACTCGATTTGGTGGTGGCACATTAGAAACAGCGATAGGGCCGGGCATAGCTGCTGGGTTTGAGGGATTAGATCTTATGCTTAGGTATAGAGATCAGTTGCTTACAGGTGACGAAGATGTACGTGGTGACGCGGTAAGGTTCTTTAAAAGCAACATGCCACTGGCAAATTTATTTTATACGCAACAAGCACTTGATTATATGATATGGTATCAGTTGCAAGAAACGATCAACCCAGGGTATCTACAGCGTATGGAACAAAGAATACGGCGCGAAAACAATCAGGACTTTATAGTACCGCCTTCTAGTGTCGTTGCAACAGGTGGAGGTTTTAGATGACTGTTCAAATCATTAAATTCGTGGTAAAACACTCTTAGTAGAGGATGTAACATGACAGTAAGTAGTAGCACAAACAAAGTAAGTTACAGTGGCAACGGTTCGCTAACCACGTTTGCTTACACGTTCAAGATATTCGACGAGGATGATCTAACAGTTATTCTTAGGGCGGCAGATGGCACAGAAACCACACAAACTATAACGACACACTACACAGTAACAGGTGTAGGTGTAGCTAGTGGTGGTAACGTGGTGTTTGGGTCTGCCCCGGCAAGCGGTGTTACGGTGGTTATCATACGTGAGCAGCCATTAACACAAGGATTAGATCTTGTTCCTAATGATCCGTTTCCGGCGCAATCGCTAGAAGAAAGCTTAGACAAGCTAACCTTTATGGCGCAAAAGCACGAAGAAGAACTTAGTCGTGCTATTAAGGCATCACGTACAAACACGCTAACTGGGTCTGAGTTTACCATCTCTGCAAGTGATAGGGCTAATAAAGTGTTTGCATTTGATAGCTCTGGTAATGTGAGTATTACATCTGAGCTTGGTACATTTAAAGGTAATTGGTCAGCGTCTATTGCATACGTGCAACGCGACATTGTTAAAGACACAAGCACTAATAATATCTTTATAGCTAACACAGCGCACACTAGTTCTGGCGCACAACCACTGACTACAAATACCGACAGTGCAAAATGGGATTTGTTAGTCGATGCTGCAAGTGCAACAACATCAGCTACTAATGCTGCTACGTCAGAAACTAATGCAGCAACTAGCGCAACCAACGCGGCTACAAGCGCTACAAATGCTGCGACTAGCGAAACCAATGCGGCAACATCAGCTACAAATGCTGCGACTAGCGCAACATCTGCTGCAAGTTCTGCAACATCCGCAGCTGCAAGCTATGATACTTTTGATGATAGATACCTCGGTGCTAAATCTACATCAGGTGGTGATCCTAGCACTGACAATGATGGTGATGCTCTTGTTGACGGTGCGTTATTTTTTGACACCACTAACAATGTAATGAAGGTGTACAACTTAGGTACGACTACGTGGCTACGTACAACGCCAACAACGACTGACCAAGGTCATATAAATACTGTTTCTGGCATTTCGGCTAATGTAACTACTGTCGCTGGAATAAGTAGCAACGTCACAACAGTAGCTGGTATAAGCTCGGACGTAACAACCGTTGCGGCAGATGGTACAGACATTGGTACAGTCGCTGGTATATCTTCTAACGTAACAACAGTAGCTGGTATATCGGGGAATGTAACGACTGTTGCCGGGATTAGCTCAGATGTTACAGCGGTGGCTGGTGATGCTACTGACATAGGCACTGTTGCTACTAATATATCTAACGTCAATGCGGTGGGTGGTATATCTGCTAATGTAACTACGGTTGCTGGTATTGCATCAAATGTGACTACGGTTGCCGGGATTAGCGCTAATGTTACTACAGTTGCTGGAGACACTACAAACATAGGAACGATTGCCACAAACTTAAACGGTACTGATACTATTGGAACAGTGGCTGGATCAATTAGTAATGTTAATAGTGTTGGTGGCTCTATTTCAAATGTTAATACTGTTGCAAGTAGCATTAGTGATGTTAATAGCTTTGCTAATCAGTACAGAATAAGTGCTCAAAACCCAACAGCAAGCTTAGACGCTGGAGACTTGGCGTATGTAACAGACGATAGTGTTTTAAAATATTTCAACGGTACAAGTTGGGTATCAATTTCACCGGGCATTGGTAATGTATCCGATGATACCTCTCCAACGCTTGGCGGTGTGTTACAAACAAATGGAAATAATATAGAGTTTCCTGATAGTAGTGGCGCTGAAAACAATAGACTAAAGTTTGGCGCTAGTGATGATTTGGAGATTTATTTTGATGGGACTGACAGCAATATAGTTGCTGCTGGTGGGGCGAGTTCTCATTTAAATGTTTATGTCGAGGATGATTTTATTATCCGTCACGGCACTCCATCTTCATCTGAGGTCATGGCAAGTTTTCTTAATGATGGTGCTGTCAATCTTTATTATAATAATTCAATACGCCTTTATACTTCTAACAATGGTGTTAATGTAAGTGGTGACCTTATTACATCTGATGATTTATTTGTTAATGGTGGATTTGCTCGTATTCAAGCAAGTACAGCGCCTACATTACAAATTAAAAGCACTGATACAACAGGAACAGAGGATCAAGAACTAGGAAGCCTTGAGTTTTATGGTTCAGATAGCACAAGTCCAGGGGCTGGTGTCAAAGCTTCTATTAAAGGTGTTATTCAAGGAACAAATGGTAACGCTACAAGTTTGCAATTTTCAACAACAAATTCTGCTAATGAAACCCTTGCTATCGAGATTGATAGGTATGGAAATCTACTATTATATGACAACAACAGTATTAGGTTTTATGATACTGATGATAGTCATTTTGTTGGCATTGATGTTCCATCATCAGTTACAGAAACTTATACAATTACTTTACCAGCTGCTGGCCCTGACGCGGATCAAATACTTGTGTCGGATACAAATGGAAATACAGTTTGGGAAAACAAACCAGTGGCTGCTGGCGGCACAGCATTTTCAGCCTTTTAGGAGATAACAAATGGCACGAAATATAAAATTAATTAATGGCTCTTATATAGCTCAAACAACAAATCAGTTTGATAATGCCTCAACAGGCTACACAGTTCCAAGTGCTAAAATTGCAAGAATAGGATTTAATGTAAGTTCTATTGGTGGTCGATCCTCATCCTCTAGTAGCTCTAGGGGTGCTATGGGTGGATTTTACGCTGGGGCAGCTGGATCAAGCACAACTGGAGCGGATACAAACAGAATCTTATTCGCCTATGATAGTGGCGCACGTTCTAGTACTAGTTATACTTTTGGTGTGTGTACGGTTTCATATGATCCAAATCATGGCCATAAATGGAGCATTCAGGCTAATAATGAAGCTAGTCACCCACGACTTTGGATTGGTGACAATATGCGAGAAAAGTACACAACAAGAAATAATACGCTTTGGGGTGAGAATAATATTACTAAGGCAACTAGTAATTCTACTTCTAGTAATTGGGGTACATTATATTGGTCGGGTGATAGTAATAGCACTTTCCTTAATCAGAGACATCATTTCGTTCCTCATAGTCAACAAACGCACTCTGGATCAACACATTCTCGTGGACAGTTTCAAGGGGCGTGTCATGCTGTTGCTGGAGAAACCATTTATATTTTCGATTATGCCCCTTATGAGCAAACCACTTGGAATAAACACGCTTTTAGCAAAGTTCAATATAGTTTGTTTATTATAGAAGAAGATGAATAGGAGATTATTATGAAGGTTAAGTTTTTTAATAATACTACTGGTATAGAACAGGGCGATTTTATTGTGCCTCCTTCTAATGTATCAGGCTTTGATGTTTCTACACATCACGGAGCAAACAGTACTGCTATGGTTTCTGATGAAAGTAATTTAGAAGTTTTAGTTGATGGTGCTAAATATGTTTTAGATGTATCTAATGAACCATCAGAAACAGAAACACAGTATGCAGAGCTTACTGGTTATGAAGCTAAAACTGGTGGTGGTTATCAAGGAACTTGGCAAATGGTTACTAAGCCAGAAGAACCATCTGACCCAGAATAAGAGATTAGCTAATGGATAAACGAACAGTAGCATCAGCGCATGAGCGAATAGATGAATTGCAGATACAAGTTGCGGAGATAAAGACTGAGATGAAGATACAATTTAAAGACCTTTACAACCGCATCAAAAGGCTAGAAGCAATCATGATTGGTATTAGTGGCGCGAGTTTACTGTTGCTATTACGAATGACATTTTTGAGCTAGGCAAATGGACCCGGTTAGTTGCGTTGCTTTAGCCACAGGCGCTTTCAAAGCACTAAAGGGCGCTATTGGAGCCGGGAAAGATTTGCAAGAAATGACAGGCCAACTTTCTACTTGGGGTAAAGCTTTCTCTGATTTTACTAACCTTGAGGAAAGAGAAAAGAACCCACCATTCTGGAAAAAAACATTTCGAGGTTCTGATGAAGAAACTGCTCTTGAAATCTTTGCTAACAAAAAGAAGATGGAACAAATGCGTTCTGAAATAAAAGAGCATATCACTTGGCATTACGGAAAATCAGCATGGGATGAGGTTCTGGCGATTGAGGCTAGTATGCGTAAAAGACGCAAGGACGAGCTATACAGAAAGCAAGCTCAGATTGATGCAGCAATAAACTTTGCAATTGGTGCTGTTATTTTTGTTATCAGTGGTGGAATACTGTTTCTTGGCTTTTACGCTCTTGGCAAATGGCAAGGGCGTTGGTGATGTGGGTGTTGCTTTGGTTGCAAGTAATAAGCGGTAATTTTGATCACTACCATGTAGGCAGTTATTCAAGTGAAGAAGCTTGTAAGGTTGCTCAGAAAGAAGCTAAGGTGTTGGTAACAAACAATAATTCTAAAGTGGTGTGTATAAAAATTGAACGGTGATATTAAAGGAATGGCGCAACAAATATATTGTGTATGACAAGTCAGGAAAAGTTGTTATAATTACACGCGAGAAAAAGATAGCGATAAAACACGCGAGGTCGCTGAAATGACAGAGTTTGAGAAAGCAGATATAAACGGTAACGGCGTTATTGAGAAAGCTGAGTGGAACAAACTGGCTTTGGAAGATCGCAGACTTGAGATGATTGACAGAGACTTGAAGCGCAATGCGGAGCGTAGGTTTACCGGGTTTGCTCTTGCCGGGATGTTGATCTATCCGTTTATTATTCTCTTAGCGTCTGTTCTTGGCTTTGACAAAGCGGCAAGTCTTATCACAGATATAGCAAGTGTATACGTGATAGCTGCATCAGGCGTGGTTGCTGCGTTTATGGGATTTAATGCGTATGCTGCGAAAGCGGAGCCGAAGAAAGCAAGCATACAAATGGAGGGTGAGTAATGTTACAAAGCTTGATAGGGCCGATAGCAGAATTAGCTGGTGGTTGGCTAAAGGGCAAAGCAGATGCACAAGCTGCTGCTGCTAATCTAAAGCTAGTTGAGGCCGAAGCCAAAGCTACCATTATGAAGTCTGCTGCTACGAGCGAGGCTGAGTGGGAAAAGCTCATGGCTCAAGGCACTATGAACTCATGGAAAGACGAGTACCTGGTAATTCTTTTCAGCATACCATTGATCCTAGTGTTCACTGGTGAATGGGGCCGTACAGTTGTTGCAGAGGGGTTTACAGCGCTGGAACAGATGCCTGAGTGGTATCAGTATACTTTGGGCGTAATCGTAGCTAGTAGCTTTGCCGTAAGATCTGCAACTAAATTCTTTGGGAAGAAATAATGACTGATTTAAAAATACCTGTAGCTCTCGTCTTTGCAATGGCTGTACAGCTCGTTGGTTTAGTATGGTATATTAGTTCTATCGTACATGATATAGAACACTTGAAGCAAACTGTTTCGGCGCAAGATGAACTTATCCGTTTGATAGATCAGGACGTAAATGATCTGTGGGCTTTCTGTACTTTTACCGAAAACAAGTGGGCAGAGGCTTACACAAGTGATATGGTGTACGAAAGATTGTGCGGAACAAAGGAGTTTGTTGAGCAATGACTTTTAAATTAGGAAAGCGTAGCCTTGAAAGATTAGAAGGTGTAGACGAGCGTATGGTTGCTGTTGTTAAACACGCAATCGGTGTAAGTAAAATTGATTTCGGTTGTATTTGTGGGATTAGAACCATTGAAGAACAAAAAGCATTGGTTGCAAAAGGTGCAAGTCAGACCATGAAGTCTAAGCATATTGATGGTATCGCCGTTGATTTAATGGCGTACATTGGTAGCCGAGCAAGTTGGGAACTTAATTTGTATGACGATATAGCTGATGCAATGGCAGAGGGTGCAAGAGTTTGTGATGTTCCTGTGCGTTGGGGTGCAGCATGGACTGTACCAAACATAGCGCATTGGGATGGCACGATGGAGGCTGCAATGAATGATTATATTGATACAAGGCGTGGTCAAGGTCGCAGACCGTTTATTGATGGTCCACATTTTGAGTTGATGGTGTAGTCATGGCAAAGAGCACAGTCAATAAAGCTAAGATTTACACAAAGCCTGAGATGCGAAAGCGTCAGTTTCGATCAATACTTAATAGTAGTGTTCAAGGAACAGCCGCCGGAAAGTGGTCGGCTCGGAAAGCACAACTCCTTGCAAAAAGATACAAAGCTGCTGGTGGAGGATATAAGTCGTGAAAGCTCCGCAACGATCTCTGATGAATTGGGGAAAACAAAACTGGCGTACTAAGTCTGGTAAGAAATCTAGTGAAACTGGTGAGCGTTACTTGCCAGAGAAAGCAATCAAGGCTTTGACACCAGAAGAGTACGCTGCGACTACACGAGCTAAACGTGCTGGTGGTGGCACTGGTCAGACTGTACCACAGCCAAAAAAGATTAGAGATAAGACAAGAAAATATCGGAGTTAGATATGGCTAAGACACCAGCATGGCAACGCAAAGAAGGTAAGGCAAAGAAGGGTGGTCTTAACGAAGAGGGTCGTAGGTCTTACGAAAAAGAGAACCCAGGCTCAGATCTCAAAGCACCTGTGAAGTCTGGAAACAACCCTAGACGTGCATCGTTTTTACAGCGCATGGGTAATATGAAGGGTCCAGAGCGCGATGAAAAAGGTGAACCAACTCGGTTGCTGCTGTCTTTGAGAGCTTGGGGTGCATCAAGCAAGGCTGATGCCAGAGCAAAGGGCAAGCGCATATCAGCTATAAATAAAAAGAAGAAAGCCTGATGGGATACTTTCACGAAGAAGTTGACAGTCCACATGCGCTATTGGAGATTGCTTCTGAACGTATTACGGAGATTGTTCCTGTAAACATATTTGGTTTTAACAGAACCATTGGCACAGACTACGAAACAATCTGGAACAACGGAGCGACATATACCTATCCTGGTTCTGCTGTTCAGATGGATGTAGTAAGCAGCAGCGCAAGTGATACCATGACATTGTTGATCTCTGGTCTTGATAGCAACTACGATGCGTTGGCAGAGATTGTTACAGTCAATGGCACTGCTACGGTTACAACGACAAACAGTTTTCTACGCATAAACTCAGCTACTATTCTGTCTGGATCTAACGTAGGCAATATAACGATTAGCAATGGTGGAACGGCATACGCATACCTAGAAGCGGCAATAGGCACAACTCAAGCCTGTGTTTATTCTGTAGCACGTAACCATTCTTTATATTTATTTAGAATATCGCTTACCTCTGGTACCGTAAACGGTAATCAGTATCTTAGCTACCGCAATAGAATAGATAATAGCTCAGGGCGCATCCTACGTGTGGCAGAAGCAACTTGGAAAGAAGGTATGCAGACATTTGATCGGCAGATACCCTTTAGAATTTCTCCGAAAAATGATATACAGTTTGAAGCAAAGTCAAACGCAAGCACAAACGAAGCAAGTATTTTTATTGAAGCATTATTGATGAAGGAGAAGTTTGATGCCTGAGAGATTAGAACGTAGCCTGATGAACCAGGCAAAGAAAAAAGGTCTTACTGGTAAAGAAAGAGACAAATATGTATATGGTACGTTGACTAAGGTTGCCGGACCAAAGGGAAGTAAACAAGCAGCGAGGACAGGAAATGTACGGAAAAAAACGTAAACCTAAAAAGTCTATGATGAATGGCGGCTATGGCAAAGGCAGCTAAACATTACTTGCCAAGTGGCAAAGAGTACACCGGGCCTACACATAAAATGCCTGACGGCTCTTTGCATACTGGAGCAAAGCACACAAAAAGCAGTCAGGTTTTGTCGCATAAGAAACCAAAGTCTATGATGAACAAGAAATAGCTATGGTCTTGGCATAGGCTTTACGTAGTCTTTGGAAACTACGTTAGTGCCTTTGCAGTATAAAGATACGTCTGTTCCATATGGCTCAAGTATATCTGACATATGTTCTAAGCTGTATGAGCAATCATCAAAGCTTGGTAGTAGTATGCTTGTGTTTAGCTCTTCACCTTGGACAAAGTAACTTATCATCATAAATGTAAAATATGTTTTTATCATTGTGTATACCTCACAGTTAATTTATTGTTGTGTCTGGGGCAGAACCTCCGTCTGCCCCACGACTATTTCCAAGGCTCCATAGGCAGCGTTATATTACGCTTACGTTCTACAGTGTCTATTGTTGTCTTGCCTGTACCGTTTGCCCGATGAAACTCCACACCCATCCTATACGCAAGTGTGCGTAGGTTTGACGGATCTATGCCTAACTTTTCAGCAGCAGTTTTTATAGTAAATTCTTTGTACTGCTCAAGAAGTTCTTTTGTCTCGTAATAGTAACGAGTTTTTAAAGCTGGGTATGGTTTCATGGCTAAAATGGAATTTCATCCTCTCCCAAAGGAGTTTCAGTTGTTTGTTGTTGCATTGGTTGCTCTTCCATTGGTTTGTTAGGAAACAAAGGGAAGCTTGCAACTTTGGGCCACATCTTGGGATCATCTCCGTTTCGATGTTGTAGCTGTACGCTCACAGATATGCCATGATCTATCATTGCTTTCTTTACCTTTTCAGCTACAGCAAGCGTAGCCTGGTCAAAGCGCTTGTCCTTTGGTACGTTGATCCATGCTGAAGCTCTCATTTCTACAGCCTGTCCGTTGTTCATAAAGCCATCTATTGTTAGTGACTTTACTCCTAGTGTTGGTCTATTGCTCAAAGCTATTCTCCTTTTCTGTTAATCTTTGCACTAGCCTTTGAAATAATTCTGGATACTGATTTTTAAGCTCGTCTAACCAAGCATCATCAGTCTTTCTATCAACATCGGCAAGCTCTCGTTTGGACTTTGCCGCCTGATATTTTTCGGTGAGGTCTTTACACCATGCCACCCACTCACCTTGGTTCTGTGGCATACCGTTTGTCTGTGCTTGCGTTTCATCTATCGCCTGTTCTTTTCTCTTGGCTGCAACAAGCTCATTGGCTGAAGCATAGCTACCACCGTGTAGCCCAATGGATGCTAAGGCTCTACCTATCGCGGAGGTTTCACAGTTCTCTATGGCGCTTGTTTTGTTTACGTTTGAAGATCCTCTTATTTCTTCAGCGTACCCACTGCCGATTATCATTCCGTCTTTGTTCTTAATGAAGGCTTGCACTATAACACGTTGTCCATTGTCATCAACGATATTTGTTTCAATGCCCATATCAGTACCAAAAGCTTTTCGGAAAGCTTCGACACGCACAAATACTTCTGTGTACTTTTTACCACCACGTTGCGTTACACCGTGAGTACGGTTGAGGTCATTGACCTCAGCCATTGCTTTAATTAAATCTGTCATCTTTTACCAAACAATCCTTTCGCCATCATAAAAAACTCAGGCGCTAAATCACGCCACACAAAACTGTCTGCAAAATGCGGATCAGTTAAATTAAGCAGATCAACTACATCATCTGCAACTTTCATTAATTTTTCTCTGCGTCTGCAAGCTACAGAAATATCGTGCAACGCATGTTCAAGCTCTTGCTCTGTAGGCTGTAAGACTACGTAGCCCAACCTATTAGCGTACACAATCTTAGGCACTATCTTTGACAGATGCCAATACCCGGCAAGCTGTGTTAGGTGTGGTGCTTTTATTTTCTTTGGCAATGAGTTTGCTCGTGGGCTGTCTGTATGTGCCTGTTGATCCCATTGTGTCTTTAGCTCTACACGCCCCTCTCCGTAATCTGGTTTGCCAAAGTACGGTAGCTCACAATGCGGTATGTTACCGAATAAATCTATCTCTCCGACAATACGGTTTGCCCCTGACATTGCCTCACGTATACCACTTGCAGCGTTTTCACAGACCAAAGAAAATTCAGCCATTGTAGGTTCTTTGGATTTCTTACCTTCAGCATCATAGCAAATATTTTCTCTGTGAGCTAACACAGCCTTGTCTACATCCATGTCGTGCCAATAGGGTGGCTCGTATCCGTGTAGCATATTGATTGCTTCACCGTAGGCTTCCGTTACGTCTGCATCTTCCACAAGCAACATATCCGTATAGACTTGTACGGCTCTACCACTGACCATGTTTGTGTTGTCGCTATACTGAGTTTTGCCTTGTGGGTCTTTGTAGTACGCACTATCGTACAATACTTTCCTTGCCCAACCCTGATCGCCTTCTATGTCACCACGTAGTATTGCCCAAGCTTTATCACGCATTGGGCGCAGCACTGACTTATCAAAGAATGTCCAGGCATCAGGTGTGCTCGGATTGCTGTGCCACTTGTAATTGAACCTATCAGCCCAGTCTGTTTTTCGTATGCCCATTTGTTATACCTCTTGACATTTAGTGACAAAGATGCACGATATGTCAAATATAGTCAAGGGGTTTTATAGATGAAATTAGAAGAATATCGTAAAAACGCAAAGATGACACTGAAGCAGCTTGCAGAAAAAGTAGGCGCTCCACATGCTACCGTTGTACGGCGTTGGTGTTTGCCTATCGACCACAAGGATTACAAGATACCATCTGCTAAGTATATGAATTTAATACAAGATGCAACGATGGGGCAAGTTACGCCCAACGATTTTTACAGATGAATTTACTACGTCATGTTGATTTATGTTCGGGTATCGGAGGTTTTGCTTTAGGGTTTCAGTGGGCAAATTTGAGTAAGCCTATTATGTTTTGTGATATAGAACCTTGGAGTAGACAGATCCTGTCAAAGCATTGGCCTGACGTTCCAATTGCTACAGATGTAAAGGAGTTAGCAAATGACCCAAATGGACTTGTTCCAGACTGCGACATCCTCACAGCCGGATACCCATGCCAACCATTTTCACAAGCCGGGCAGCGAAGAGGCAGTGAAGATGACCGACATATCTGGCCGTACATATTTTCCATTGTTCAAAGAAAACGACCGTCTTGGTGCGTTTTCGAGAATGTTTTTGGGCACGTCACTTTGGGGCTCGACGAAGTGTTATCTGACCTGGAAGGGGAAGGCTACGCCACAAGGCCGTTCGTTGTTCCAGCTTGTGCCGTTGACGCATATCACCGAAGAGACAGACTTTGGATCATCTGTAGAAATGTGGAGAACTCCAATGGCGGCAGACGGTACACACAATCACTGTTTGGCTCCGAGCGTAGTAGAGGGGAAAACGACTTTAACACTAACGAACCAAGTCAAAGGTGGGATAGCAGGGCTTTGGACAACACCAAACACGATGGATCACCTACCCCAACGGTCAAAGGAAGCATTGGAAAGGCAAGCAAACACCACACGCAAGGGCAGAACAAGACCAGCCAATCTCAGAGAGCAAGTGAACCCAGAGACAGTGGAAGCGTGGGAGAAAGCGCAAGAACCACAGATGTGGCCGACACCCAGAGCTTGTTCAGCAATGTCGGCAGAGAACATACACAACAGAGTGAAGGACAAGTTTCCGAACTTGGAGAGCGAAGTAGCGAGATCAATGTGGCCGACACCGTCAGCAAGCGACAACAGGGATCGCGGTCACGTAGGGATGCCGGCAATAAAAAGACGCATGGAAAAGGGAAAGCAACTGAACCTATCAATGGTAGTGCCGGAAGTTTCTGGGAGCCTGAACCCAGAGTGGGTAGAGTGGCTAATGGGGTATCCAAGAGGGTGGACCGACTTAAAGGATTAGGCAACGCAATCGTACCTCAGATAGCAATGAGGATTGGGCAGACAATAAAGCATATAGAGGAACAAGATGGGCGGTAAAGCGAGTAGAGATAAGGGCGCAAATTTCGAGCGCGAGATAGTAAACCTACATAAATCATGGGGCGTTGATGCGGAGCGTATTCCGTTGTCAGGAGCCGTCAAAGGGAATTATTCGGGTGATTTAAAGATCGGCCCACAACAGGCTTTGCTTGCTGAGTGCAAGCGAAGAGCCAGAGCATA